GGCAGATGCCATTGATGATATGCTGGCGACTTTTAATCCGTTTATATCGGACGCAAACACCGTTGCAGCTTGGATTGATGGCGAAACAGATATTGCCAACCCAAGCATCGTTGACCCGACACGACCAGCCATTACGACAGTAAATGCCAGCCCATTGCGTAACGATGGGCAGGAAGCTTTTGAAAGCAAGGCGTTGGCCTTTTACGGAAGCGCACGGGCATTTTCGTTATCGCTTCAAAGCTTGGCTGATTATGTTGCCGTATTTTCAAGCGGCTATGAAGATTGGTCGGAAATTGATATAGTATACACCGAAACTGATGACTGGGGTTTTATCGCATGAGTAAGCAAGTAAAAATTCGTCGCGGCACGGCAACCCAACACGCGAGTTTTACTGGCGTCGAAGGCGAAATAACGGTCAACACCACCACCGATACAATCCACGTTCATGACGGCGCGACTGTTGGCGGACGCGCATTGTCACGCGCTGACGGCACAAACGCCAGCGGGAACTGGAATGTCGTTGCAAATAACGTCAGCGGCGTTGTCGCGGTTGTTAATGGCGGCACTGGTGCGAACAATGCATCTGGCGCACGGACTGCCCTTGGCCTTGGTTCATTGGCTGTTTTAAGCAACATCAATAACGACCAATGGAGTGGCACAGACCTTGCCGTTGCCAATGGTGGCACTGGCGCATCTGATATTGCCCAAGCGCGAACCAACCTTGGTGTTCCATCGCTAACTGGCACTGGCGCAAATGGCACTTGGAGCATCAACGTAACTGGTAACGCAGCAACGGCGACAAGCGCAACAACTGCAACAACTGCGTCCACGGCTACGGCTACCGCTGCGGCTGTAACTTTCAGTAGCGGCGGCGATGGCGTTGCGGCTGGTGGTTCGTTTAACGGCTCCGCTGCGCGAATAATTAGCTATAACACCATTGGCGCACCTTCAGTAAGCGGCGCAAACGCAACTGGCACTTGGGCTATCAGCATATCTGGCAATGCCGCAACGGCGACCAATGCGACAAACGCCACCAATGCAACGAACGCAACGACTGCCGTCAGCGCAACAACTGCAACATCCGCTACAACGGCTGGCTCTGCAACAACTGCTGGGTCTGTCACCAATGCCGTGACGTTTGCCAACACGGGCGGCGCTTCTTCTGGCGCTACTTTTAATGGTTCGGCTGCAAGGACTGTTGATTACAGCACTGTGGGCGCTCCTAAAGCGGATGGCACGGGTGCATCTGGCACTTGGGGCATTAACATCACTGGCAACGCTGCGACAGCAACCAGTGCGACCACCGCCACGACAGCCACAAGCGCAACCACGGCAACTACGGCAACCACGGCAACTACGGCAACCAATGCGACGAATGCCACAAATGCTACAAATGCCACTAATGCTGTTAATGCCACCAACGCAACGAACGCAACAAAGCTTGTGGCTACAAACTTCACTGTTGAGCAAAGCGGCACTGACCTGTTGTTCAAATACAATGGCACAACCATTGCCAAGTTAAGCGGCGCGGGTGCGTTTACCGCCGTCAATAACGTCACTGCATACGGGACTGCATAACCATGACATTGCCCACCGGAACTATATCTATGTCACAGGTCAACACGGAACTTGGCCGTTCAGCGACTGCGACCATTTCGCTGAATGAAAGTGCTGTGCGTTCTTTGGCTGGCGTTCCGTCCGGTGCAATTTCGATGGATAACTTGCGCGGCAAAAGTAGTGTTACATTTACGCCAGATGGCGGGACATCTTCTGGAAGCCCTGTAGTGTTGTCTGACACGCAAATGTTTAGCGCAAGCGTATCCATAGAATGCTCCGCGCAAGCAGTTTGGACATGGAGCAAAATCGGAAGCAGCTTTGCCTTTGCAAGTGTCGAAAGCGGCCAAAGCAACGCTATTATTACATTCTATCTTGAAACTGAAACGCAATATAGAACAGCAACGTTTAATGTAACTGGCGTTTCTGGCGGCGTTACCCGTTATTATCAGGTGCAGTTGGTAGTAGAGGGTAATAACTAATGGACACCACCACCCTTTTCACCATCCTTGGCTTTGTTATGACCGCGCTCACCTTTGTTGGTGCGCTGATAACCGTATGGGTAAACCTGACCAATAAGCTGACGCTCCTTGAAGCGCGGCTTGGCTTTGGCGATGAGAAATTTCAGGCCATCGACAAAAAGTTTGACGAAGTGATGATGCACCTTCGCCGCATTGAAGACAAACTGGATAACAAGGCTGACCGACCATGAAAAAATTTGTGCTGGCTTTTATTGCGTTTGCTGCATCATCGTCGATGGTGCTGGCACAGGCTGTTTCCGTAGCGCCGACGGAATACATTTATAACACGACCACGACCAGCACATCTGACAACAACAATACGTCCACCAGCACCAACACGAATAATAACAACAACAACTCCACCAGCACATCGACGAACACGAATAACAACACCAATACGTCGGACAGCACATCGGTCAGCACCAACACCAACAATAACTTCAATACCAGCGCAAGCACCAGCACATCGGTCAACACGAACAACAACGTGAACGCCAGCACAAGCACTTCGCTGAACACGAACAACAACAACAATGTAAGTTCGTCAACAAACACCAACATCAACCAAAATTCTGGCACGATAACCAACATAAACCAGAATACCAATGTCAATTCTGGCACGATGACAAACATCAATCAGAACACAAACGCCAACACCTCCGACGCGACCAATCGCAATTTCAACACGGACGTTAGCAACAGCACAGTTAATCAGATGGTCAACAGCAATAACAATAGCACCGTCAACACGAACAATACCAACAACGATACCAGCACGATTAACCAAACGACAAACAGCGACAACCGTAACGTCAATCAAAACAACAACGTCAACGTGTCCGATAGCAAAAGCTATAGCGAAAGTGTCAATCGTCAGGTTATCGACCAAAACATTAAGTCGCCGCCACCCAGCGCCATCGCGCCGTCGATGATGTCTTATAGCCAAGACCTTTGCACCACGGGGCAATCGGGCGCTGTGCAGACGCAAATCATTGGCTTGTCGGCTGGCCGCACTGTGCGCGACCAAAATTGCGAACGCATGAAGCTATCCAAGACGCTTTACGATATGGGAATGCGCGTGGCTGCTGTTAGCCTCCTTTGCCAAGACATCCGCGTCTTCAAGGCGATGGAAATGGCTGGCACACCTTGCCCGTTCATGGGTGAAATTGGCGCGGCTGCAACAGCGGCATGGGTAGAAAATGCTGACCGCCGCCCTGACGCTGAATAAGCGCATAATATCTTTACTGGCTGCATTGCTGGTCAGCGCATCTGCGTCTGCCCAAACATACGACCCAACGCTGCTGACGCCACAAATAAGCGGCGCTCCCACGACCATGACGCCATTAAACCTTGGCGATGACAACACGCGGCAAATTGCTCTTGGATTTGAATTTGAATATTGGGGCCAGACCTTCACCGACGTTTGGGTGTCGAGCAACGGCTTTGTATCGTTTGAAAGCGCGGCGAACCTATGCTGCAATGGTCAGCCGATTGAACAGGCGCAACGCAACACGATTTACGCATATTGGTCAGACCTTATCAGCTTCACTGGCAACCCCTTCTATCGCCTAAACGATGGGGAAGCGTTGTTCGGTTGGTATAACGTGCAGGAATACGGCACAAACAATCTAAACACGTTTGAAATTGGCCTGTTTAGCAACGGCAATATCCAAATCAATTATGGGGCGATGTCCGCATCTGGCTGGCGCGACTTTACGGCTGGCATCACTGGCCCCGAAGCTGGTGACAACGTGCCGCTTTTTTACGGGCGCAATCCGCAATTCCTGCAAAACCAATCGGGCCTTTTGACCTATAGTTCGCCAATCCCCGAAGAAGTGGCCATAGATTGCAACGCAACCCCGCTGCACCCATCCTGTCCACCCGCATCCATTGCCATTTATATTGGCGCACCTGACCCGACGGAAGCCGCATTAGAAGCTGCTGTGGCTTCGGTCGAGCAAGCTGCAATGGAAGAAACGCAGCAAGAAGTGCAAATGGAAGATGCAGGCGATATTGAACAAGTGATTGAGCAAGCGCAGGAAGCATTGGAAACCGCCGAAGCATCGCTTGAAGCTGATGCCGCCGTTGAAGCGGATGAAGTTGCGGTCGAAGAAGAAGCTATTAAAGATGACGCTATTGAAGAACTGATAGCGGAACAGGATTTAGAAGACCTTGGGCCTGACAAAGAACGGCTATCGCCAGACGAACTGGCTGCATTGGCCGCGCAAGGTTCTGAACCTGATGGGAATGCTGAACAAACGGAAGCGCAGGAAGTATTGGCATTATTGGAACTGGATGCCCCTGCGGACGCCACACAAGGCCAAGACGCATCATCTGGCCCACTGGAACAGGACGCGTCCAATCAGCTTGCTACGGCGCTTGAAGAAAGCGGACAGGGTATGCAATCCGCATTCTTTGAAGAAGCAACAGAAGTAAGCCAAGCATCGGCGTTTGAAAGCGGGTCGCAATCGTCGCAAAGTTTCGGCAGTTTTCAAATGCGCGTTGATTTTGGTTCAAGCACGTCGGCTGCGTCTGCAAACGGGAGTGGCGCTGGCGTTGGTTCATCGCCACTGGATGCAGCTATTTCGGCTGGTGGCCCTGTTTCGATGTCCGCCACATTTGAAATTTTGAACAGCGTCGGTGGGCAAAGCGGCGTAGCACCCGTTGCTATAAGTGCGTCATCTGAAAAGTCAGAAAGCGAAATGGCCGAAGGGCAATCGGAAACCATCGCTGAAATGGGTTCTGTTCCTGCCTTCAATGCCTATCGACAAGTGGCGTTGTCTGACAGGGCTGACTTTTACGCTGTGCGTGATATATACCGCAACAGAAGGCTGCGTGACGCTGACTTTGAAATGTATCGGATGAACCAAACTAACGACACTAAATGGCGGGAGATTGTTGATGCCCAATACAAATGACGAAAAAGAAGAACCCAAGGTATCCTTTGATGAAAGCGGCTTTAGCTTCAACATCGGTGGCCTAAGCAGCGGCAAAATTGCCATCATCTTTGCTGCATTCTCAACAATCCTTGGTGGCCTGTGGGCTGGCTTTCAAGTGTATCAGCAATTCCTGACGATGCAGGAAGTGACCGCCGCATATGTGCCGCCTGACTTGTCTGGCATTGAAAGCCGCATTTCGGTTATGGATGAGCGCGTCACAAGCGTTGAGCGTTTGACCAAGGGCAACAGCGAGGCGTTGAACTATTTAACTGGCAGCATATCAAGCAGCGTTGGTGCAACACGCCAGACGGTTGACGCTGTAAGCAGTAGCGTTCGCAGTAGCGATGCACAGAATATGCAAATGCAACGTGCCGTCATTGACCAGTTGCGTCAGCAAGACCAAGAGCAACAGCGCCGTATTAAGGAACTGGAAGCTGAAACGAAGGAACGTATCCAAAAGACGCTGGCAAATCCGCTGGCAGGAAAGGAATAAGGATGGAAGATAAATTATTAGAGGCACGGATTAAGGCGTTGCTGATGGCTGCAAAAACAATGGCGTTTGTCATTGTCGCTATCACTTGCGCGATGATTGTCGGCCTATTCGTATCGAATGAGGTTATCGACAACAAAGACGTATTTGGCTTGCTGTCATACGTCATGACTTCGGTTGTCGGTGCTGTGGCTGGCTCCTATGCCACGCTGATGGGCATGAAGGGCGAGTTGGTTCCACCGCCACCTGAAGACCGCAACGACCCTGAACCGCTGCCACCAGCGCATGAACCACCGCTTGACCTGACGCCATCAATGGAAGCCGAATCCAGTGGATTGCCTTTTGTGCCTTACAACGACCCGAATGGGACAGTTGTTATCATCGAAGATGAAGACGATGATGATGATGATGAACTTGAACCTTGGGAAAAGTATCGCGGCGACCTTCGCTATGATGCAAACGGCGACGGCGTTGTTGACGAAAACGACTTTCCAGATTGGCGGAGTGCAGGAAAATGAGCCTTACAAAACTACAGGAAAAAATCGGCATTCCCGCTGACGGGGCTTTTGGCCCCGCCACGCTGAAAGCTGCGGCTGCACATTATAAGCTGAACAAGGTTCGTGCGGCGCACTTCTTCGCGCAGTGCGCCCATGAAAGCGGAAACTGGAAAGCCACAAGCGAAAACCTCAACTATGGCGCAAAGGGCTTGCGGGGCATCTTCGGGAAATACTTTCCGACAGATGCTTTGGCAAAAGCCTATGAGCGTCAACCCGCCAAGATTGCCAACAAGGTTTACGGCAATCGTATGGGCAATGGCCCCGAAAGCAGCGGAGATGGATGGAAATTCCGTGGCCGTGGCTTTCTGCAACTGACAGGCCATGACAATTACAAGGCGCTGTCCCAGTATATCAATCGCCCTGATATTATGGACAACCCTGACCTTGTGGCTGGTGAACTGGCAATCGAAAGTGCGCTATGGTTCTTCGACCGCAATAAGTTGTGGGGCATCTGCGACCAAGGCATCAATGATGCTGCAATCCTTGCCCTCACAAAGCGCATCAATGGTGGAACACATGGCCTTGATGACCGCAAACTGAAAACCAAGAAATACGCTTCTTGGCTATAGGAGAATGAAAATGGATTTGAAAAGCAAGCTGCAAAAAGAAGCTGGCAAGGCTTTGAGAAAAGAAGCCGAAAAAGCCATCATCAAAAAAGCCACTGGCAACCTTTTGCCTATGGTCGATGTTTCAGAAAAGAAACTAGGCTGGAAGGCAACTGTTGCCGCTGCGCTGGCGTTTGTCGCTGCCGCCGCTGCTGGCCTGTCGCAAATCATTGGGGGCTAAAATGCCACTAAAAAAGGGCTACAGCCAAAAGACCATAAGCCGCAACATTGGTTATGAGTTGAAGAAGCATCCAAGCATGAGCCAGAAACAGGCTGTTGCTATTGCTCTTTCGACCGCAGAAAAAGCCAAAAAGCGGCGCAAGAAGTAAGTTATGGGCCGCTCGTTATGGGTGGCCCATTTCCTTTACGACCACCAATCTTTTTCCATTTCCTTGCGCTCTTGTTCTGTAATGTCAGGCGCGGTTGCAATCAGGTATGCGGTCAATACCCACACTGATATGACCAACAAGAAAAGCCAGTTATCGGCGGTCATTGTTCTTTCTCCCGTATCTCCAACCCACGGGCTTCCAGTGCGGCGCGAAACTTGTTTGCGTATTCGTCTTTGGTTCCCCATGCGCCGTCATCGCACTCTGCAATCACTTCCACCAGCGGGTCAGGCTTGGGCTTGGGGTTCACGAAATCCAAGAGTGACACCAATCGGTCATGGCACATGGAAGCATCGGCACTTTTTTCAAACCCAATAATAAGCCGATAATTTGATACATCATGTGGTTCCATTTCAGTGACAGTAAATGCCATTTTATTATAAGCTGACGCTATATCGCTCACCTTTTGCTTAAAGGCTTCGTGCTGTTCAATGGCGCGGCACAGTGCTTCGGTTGTAGCCACAGTCAACTGTTGCGGTGTTGATGTGACTGGCTCAAGTCCCCATTCTGCCAGCACTTCAAGCACCATCGTGTGCGCTTTTTTCGTTATAAACACTGGTTGACCACCGGAGAGGCTCCCATCGGTGTGGATTTTGCCATAATCGGTCATTTGCTTTGTTCCTGTTCCTTGCGGCGCTCTGCAAACGTTTTTCCGTCTGCACCGCGCAAAGGCCATGCCGATTGCGGGCTGATACGATGCTTCAGGCCCATTGGGGCGGCAGTGCGTATGGTCAATTCAGAAGTCGTGTTTGGCTGCGTCATTTTGAAATCCCCCGTGTTGTGTAAAAATCAAACCGTCCACCATCGTAATCGTCGGGATGTGGAGCATCTGCGTCATCATCTAAACCTTCTGTTTTTATGCGTTCCCACAGGGCTTCAGTAACCCCCTTGTAAAACTGACGGCGTTCTTCAACTGTAAGAGTTTTTTTCATGGCAGCACCACCATCAATGCGATGAACGCGATGGGTAAGACGATTGCCATTGCAATGCCGCTGATAATTTCGCTTAATGGCTGCGATTGGATAATTTCACGAATGGTCATAATCAAAACTCCTTAGGTGGCGGGGCAATTGCCCCTGTCCACCGCTATAAAGTCGCTTGATATATATGTAAAGCACTTTTTTCATTTATTGCATTATATCAACCCAAGTTCGGGGTTTAGCTTTGAAACGACATCAAAAAATCTGTCGTTCGATAGCCAATGATGCCCCGTTTCCAGTTGCTTGATAAGAAGGCTTTGGCTTGCAATCTTTATGCCTTCAGCTTCCGTTTTGTAACGCAACGTAACTTGGCAATGTTTTCCAGTTTCTTCGTTCATTCCTAAATCTTTGCGCTGTTGCCCACGACTGTAAATCATGGGCCGACAGGCTTCGACCAAGGTGACAGGGCAGTTAAGCACTTGCGCCACCTTTTTATCGCAAGCGTAAATCCTGCACTGGTCAACGACTTCTTTGATTGTAATTTTTGTCATGGCTCAATCCTCAAAAAGGACAGTCATCGTCGAGGTCATTATCCCAAGTGGTATGCTCACCCTTCGATGGGTCAACAGACGCATCCAGTGGCTTTGCCTCACCCTTGCTGCCAAGCAAAATCAGTGCAGCCTTGGGGCCATTCAACACAATCTCCGTGCTGTATTTGTCGTTGCCGTTGGTGTCCTGCCATTTGCGGGTCTTTAGCTGGCCTTCGATATATACCTTGCTGCCTTTGGCCAAAAAGCGTTCTGCAACACCGACCAACCCATCGCTAAAGATGGACACGCTATGCCATTCGGTTGCTTCTTTCTGTTCGCCAGTGCTTTTGTCTTTCCAGCGTTCGGATGTTGCCAGCCGCAAATTGCAAACCCGCCCACCATTCTGGAACGATTTTATTTCTGGGTCTGCGCCAAGCGAACCCAACAAACTAACTTTATTCAATGATGACATGGTGTTTCCTTTCAAAGTCCAAGGGCGGACATATATGTGTCGAGCAATGCTTGATATTCTAGGCGGTCATCGTCTTTCATTGCACGAAGGCGAATAACAGGCCGCATAATTTTGGTGTCATATCCCTGTGATTTTGCTTCACTGTAAACATCACGAATGTCATCGCTGATACCTTTCTTATCTTCATTCAAACGCTCAATACGTTCGATAAAAAGACGAAGCTGGTCATTGTTTGGTTCACTCATATTTTTCACTCCATTTTACGTTGTTGTTTGCGCCATAGGCATAGATAAATTCAATCAGGTCGGACATCTGGGCCTTTGTCAGCTTTGATGTCCTAAACCCTATCGGGAATGGCCTGTTATCAAGACCATTTTCGAATAATGTTTCATGGCCAAGCGCAGCCATAAAGATGCATTTCCAGACTTCGGGAATGTGCAGCCGACCATCTGGCTTTGCGCGGCTTATGTCTGACAGCATTGCCCACATTTTTGCGTTCTGGTCATCGCTGCGCTTTGCTTCGCTGATTTTGACAACCGCATCGACGGGGGCTTTATCAATCAATTGCTTGGCCAAATCACGCTGTGGCTGTCCCCGCAAAATAACTGTCTGCGTCATAACCCCAATTCCCGCTTCTTGGCAGCTATTTCAGCCGCTTTCGGGCTGGCCTTTGCAAACGCTTCAGCCAGTGCAAACGGGTTGATGTTATAATTGGCCCAAAATGTAAGTTCACCGACGCTGTGCTGGTTCGTATGGCATTGCTTGCATAGACTGACGGTAAACCAATCGTGCGGCTTTTGTCCCATGCCAGCGCCGCTTCCATAGCGAACGTGGGCAACTTCAATTCCTGCCATGCCGCCGCATACGGAACAGGCGTGGCCCCTGACAAAATTGCAATGCGCTGGCGACTTCCATCGGCTTTGGCGCTTTGCCTCTTTTGGTATCTTGCGCGGTAACATCATGACAGCAACGTCGATTGCCAGATAATGATATGCCGCCCGTGCGTGGAGGCGCTTTTCGACCGCATAGTTTCAAACTCCACCATGATGCCGTTCTTGCTGGCCGTCTTTGCGATATGGCCCCACGCGCTGTTGTTTGTGGCCGCAGGAACGTTCTTTGCTGCCTTCCGCACATCTTCGGTGGTAAAGAACCTATGGCGCTTGGCGTGTTCGACATAAGCTTGATATGCAGCCGCTTGCCATTCTGGGCCTTGCTTATTGGCTGACAGTTTAGCCAACCTTAGCCCTTCCCCTAATGCCGTCGATGGCTGCGAGGTCGGCTTCGACTTCTGCGAGAAATTCGCAAACAGATTTTTCCAATTCCATGATTTGTTCGTCATTGCGATAATGCCTTTTAATGAAAAGTTTGAGGTCTTCGGGAAAGTCTGGGTTGTAACAAACATAATCGACCCATTTCCGCTCTGGCATACAAGCAAGCTGCCAGTTCATTTGCGTCACATATTGCGATGGTATTTCGCCAGTTGTTAGCGTTTCGAGATGCCCCGCTGGTTGGCGGCATTTGATTTCGACAAGCCCATCGTCGCCAACAAGACCATCGGGCGAACAGTGCGTCCAAGGGATGCTTGAATGCCTGACCAGACCCGTTTCCGTAACCGTGACGTTCTGTTCAAAGCAATAGGCTATTCGGGCTTCTTCTTCCGTGTCGATGCCATGCTGCATCGCCGCACTGGTGAACCCAGCCGCTTGCTTGCCTGTCAGCCGCTCCAGAGCCAGCTTAATGCGTAAATTTGTTCTGGTGGCGCTGTAACCGCTTTTGGTGCGGGATAGGGCGTCAGCAACCTGTGACGCCCCCAGCGAACCGCATCGCGCAGTATACCAATCTTCACTGCGCTGTTCGACATCAACCCGCATTTTGCACCTTCCGTTCCAATGCCGCCTTTGCTGCTTCAAATGAAGTCGATGGAAGCATGGTAAGGTATGGCACTTTGTAATGCGCTGCCATGACCTTTGGGTCAGTGCCTGTCTGTTCAATTAAATCTTGCAGCACCGCAAGCTGTTCTTGTGTGATGGGCTTTGATGGTGCTGGCTGCTGCGATTTAACCGCTGCGTTACCATCGTCATCTTCCGTCGGCAGACCAAAACAAGTTTGCAGTGCGTATCGCCGCGCATAGGTTAAGGCTGACCCGTAACCATGAGCGTCCTGCCTATTGGCTGGCACAAACAATACGCCCATCGAAAGCTTATCACCGCTGCTATGTATCAGGATGGTTTCGATTGAAATGCCTCCGTCGCTTGGCTTCGGCATCTGCATAAATGCAAGGCCATGCTTTGACAGGTGAGGCTTGATGGCATCAATCACTGTCGGAAGGTCGGCATATTTAGATTTGAAATGCGGGTTGCTGGCAGTCTTTGTCGCCGCTTCTAATTCCGCAAATGCTGCAACATACGCAGCACAGATTTTGTCTTCGCTCATTGTTCGCTCCTTATCCTAAACGCAAAACTTCGATGGTCTGCTTTTCATCATTTTTTGATGTCATGGCATTGCCAGCACCCCAAACATGAACGCAATATGCACTTATATTTGACGATAAGATTTTTGGGTCATAGTCACCAAATGGGACTGCTGCGCTGTCGCCAGCCTTTAAGTCACCAATGATAGGCCAGTAATAAGCGCGGGTTTCACCAATAGCATAGCGGCGTTGGCGTTTGCCGCTTGTTGCTGGCTTAACTTCCAACGTGCCGTATGTATTGCCATTGTATTGGATGGCGTATGCCGCACCAGCCCCGTCAAGGATTTTCATGGCCTTGTCGATTGCTACTTGGTGGATGCTTAGTAAATCACTCATTTCATTTTGCTCCTTAATAAAACCGTGGATAAACTTTACGGACGTTGATTAGCGTGTGCCAATCATTGTCGGAAAGAATGTTGCCTATTTTTTCAGCCAACGCTTCTTTGAAATTTGGGTGACAGCCGCCAGCCTCAACGATTGCGTCAACCGCATCGCAAGCTGGACAGCAAAAAGCAGAGGTCAGCCCAAAGCCGCAAATTGTGCAAGTTTCGATGTTCATAATGTTTGCTCCTTGTGCTTTTTCTAAAAGAGGCATTTACATATGTAAAGCTTTTTTTTATAGGCCGCTTTAGACGCACATGAACATATCTGAACATAACAAGAGGTAACACGAAATGACATTAAGCCACAAAGCCGTTATGCGTATTTACGGACGCGCTGCTGAACACAATATCACTGCGGGGAAGCTTGCCACCGCCGCTGGCCTTAGTCGGGTCACATTAAGCAACTGGAAGCGCAAACGCTCAACGCCAATGTTGGAAGCATATCTTGCTGTTGAACAGGCATTGGACGAATTGATTTCTGAAAAAATCGCAAGCAGACCCAAGCGCAGTGAAGCGGATAAAAAAGCGATGTGGGACGCTGTTACAAAATATGATGAACAGCCATCGGAATAGTGGCGGTGTTTAATCGTCGGTCGAAGTTTAACGCAAAGAAAGCGTATTGCGCCCAGTGTCACAAGCACGACAGCAAGCGCGAAGCTGCACGATGTGACGAACTTCACGCTTTATGGGCTGCGGGTGTGATTGGCGATTTAGTCATCCACCCGCAGTTTTGGTTCGTCATCAATGGCAGTCAGATGAAGCACGATAACGGACGGCGCGTTGGATATAAGCCAGACTTTGCTTACACGGAAAGCGGTCGGGATTGCGTCGAGGATGTGAAGGGTATGGTCACGGCTGACTTCACGTTACGCAAGGCATTGTTCAAAGCCTTGTTCCCGACAATTGAATTTCGGCAAACAAAGTAGCTTTATAAAAGGCTGATATTTAGGTAAGAGGGGGGCCAGCGAAATTAAGGAGCATCAAAATTTCGCTGGCCGCAACGCTTTACAGGAGCATCGCATATGAACAATTATATACGCCACAATACAATCGCGCAAGGCACTTCGCAATGAGCGGCTTGCAATGGTTCCGACTATATCACCGAATAGTTGATGACGAAAAACTGCGTTTGCTGGCTTTTGAAGACCGCTGGCATTTTGTCGCACTGTGTTGCTTGAAGGCTGATGGCCTGATTGACACGCCAAACGATAATCTTCGCTCCCGCAAAATCGCCGTTAAATTGGGCGTCCAGTTGCGGGAGCTTGATGAGATTGGAAGGCGCTTGCAAGAAGTCGATTTGGTCGATGCAAACCTGTCGCCAGTTGCTTGGGATGAATTGCAATACAAAAGTGACAACAGCACAAACAGGGTGCAAAAATACAGGGAAAAACAACAACGTAACGTTGCGAAACGTGAATGTAACGTTTCAGTAACGGGCCAAGAGACAGATACAGAGACAGATACAGAAGTTAATACTGACGTATTAACAGCGAAACGCAGGAGCGTTTCCGCTTCTAAGCCTGATGGATTTTCTGACCAGCTTTGGAAGGATTGGAAGAACCATCGCAAGGCGGCTTTTACTGAAACCGCATTGAAGGGCATTCAGCGTGAAGCTGCGTTGGCAGGGTGGACGTTGGAAGCCGCAATCACGGAGGCCAT